AATAAAGCAATACAACAACCTAACTTAGAAATAAGCGTAGTAGCTGAGTCAATACCTCATCTTCGTAGGGGTGCGTTAAAAGACTTTCTTAAAATACTTAAATGGACTAATCGTTTTAACGATGACCAGTTCAATAAATCTTTATTAACCTATAACTTTAAAAATGGAAGCGTTTTTGAATTTTTTAGTGCGGATGATAGTAGTAAGTTACGTGGTGCTCGCCGTGATATTCTATATATTAACGAGTGTAATAATGTTACCTTTGAATCTTATAATGAACTTTCTATACGTACTAAAAAAGAAGTATTTTTAGACTTCAACCCTGCAAATGAATTTTGGGTGCATACCGAACTAAAAGACGAACCCGATGCTGACTTTATAATACTTACTTACAAGGACAATGAAGCCTTAGATAACTCAATAGTTGAGCAAATAGAAAAGAACCGCTTAAAAGCCGAAACAAGCGCATATTGGGGTAACTGGTGGCGAGTTTATGGGTTAGGTGAAATAGGAATGCTTGAAGGTGTTATATTCAGTAACTGGAAACAGATTGACACCATACCAAAAGAAGCAAAGTTAATCGGGATAGGTTTAGACTTTGGATATACAAACGACCCTACAGCAGCGGTTGAAATTTACAATTATAACGGAACACGAATACTTAATGAATTAGTTTACCGAACAGGAATGTTAAACTCAGACATAGCTAAAACACTTCCTAATAGTTGCCCGATATATGCGGATAGTTCCGAACCTAAATCAATAGACGAAATAAGACGCTACGGAAAGACGATTAAAGGAGTTACAAAGGGTAAGGACTCAATTAACTACGGAATTGATGTTATGCAAAGCCAAGAATATTTAGTTACGTCAAACAGCGTTAATCTAATCAAAGAACTTCGGGCTTATTGCTGGGATGTAGACAAACAAGGCACACGATTAAACAAACCAATAGACACAAATAACCACGCTATTGATGCGCTACGTTATCACGAAATGGAAACATTAGGGTTAAAACGCAATTACGGCACATATAATATACGTTAATGACAGATAACACAGCGGTGATGACCCAAGAAGTTGAGAACTATGTGTATATTAGAACGGGTAAACGTGTAAAGATAGTTTTTAACGACTCAATGAATTTAAGAAAGCATTTAATATTACTTGGCGAAGCGTATGCGGTTGCCGTGTACTACAATAAACAAAATAAAACGTTTAAATAATATGAAGTTAGAATTAATCGTACCAACTAAGTTAAGTGAGATTCCTTTAAAGCATTACCAGAAGTTTTTAGGTATTGCCAAAAATACGAACGACGAAGTTTTTTTAGCTGAGAAAATGATACAATGTTTTTGCGGTATCGAACTAAAAGAAGTAGTTAAAATTCAGTTTAAAGAAATAGAAGCATTAAGTTACCATTTTGCTGCGATGTTTAAGCAAAAGCCTGAATTTAAAAACCGATTTAAGATTGCAGGAGTTGAATTTGGTTTTATTCCTAACTTAGAAAATATGAGTTGGGGAGAATATATAGACTTGGAAGCGAATATAAGCGATATAGCAACGTTTCATAAAGCAATGGCGGTAATGTATCGTCCTATCGTAGAAAAACACGGAGACAAGTATAAAATTGAACCTTACGAAAGTTCTGCTAACTATTCCGAAATAATGGAAAACGTTAGTTTAGATATAGCATTAGCAGCAAAGGTTTTTTTTTACAATTTAGAGAACGAGTTATTAGGGGCTACCCTGTCTTATTTGGAGACGGAGATAATGAAGGAGAAGGAGATAGCAACGACTTTAGCGAAAGAACTCAATTTAGCAAACAATGGGGCTGGTATCAAAGCATATATGCAGCAGCTAAAGGAGACGTCACAAAGTTTGAAGAAGTTACCCGACTTCGACTTACAACAGCACTTACCTTTCTTACTTTCGAAAAGCAGAAAATCGAAATTGAGCAACGTGAATTAAACAGACAATTTAAAAAAGGAATATGAGTTATTACGGAATATTAAACATTATTAAATCTGAGTTAGAAGATACGGAGTTAGTGAACACGGTAACGCAAGGCGATATATTTAGAATTGACTTAGCTAAACAAACTATATTTCCTTTGGCTCATATCATTGTAAATAATGCAACGTTTGAAAGTAATATTATTCGTTATAATATTTCTATTATTGCTATGGACGTAGTGGATATATCAAAAGACGAAACAACGGACATTTTTGTAGGTAACGATAACGAGCAGGACGTATTGAACACTCAGATAACAATGTTAAATCGTGTTTACGATAGATTAACCCGTGGCGATTACTTTTTAAATTTAGGAATCATTGACGGCAACCCAACTTGTGAACCATTTATAGAAAGGTTCGAAAACAACTTAGCAGGTTGGACGATGACATTTGATTATTTGATAGGCAACGAAATGACTGTTTGCGATGGATAACAGGCAAGAAACTTTAGACCGATTTATTAAGCACGTTGTTAGTCAAGCAAAAAAGAATTTAACGACTACTGGTAAAAACGCTTCTAAGAAACTATACAATTCAATTAAAGGCGAAGCAAAAGCGTTTCCGAACTCAATAGGTATTTACTTCGATATGGAAGAATACGGGTTTTATCAGGACCAAGGTGTTAAAGGGGCGAACCCAAACGCACTTCCTGATGGTGCAAAAAATAAAGGGAAACAAAATGCGCCTAACTCACCATTTAAATTTGGTAGTGGTTCAGGACCAAAAGGCGGATTAACTAAAAGTTTAGATAAATGGATTATTCGAAGAGGTATTGCACCACGAGGAAAAGACGGAAAATTTATGAGCCGTAAAAGTTTAAAATTTTTAATTGCTCGAAGTATTTATATGACAGGAATTAAACCAAGTTTATTTTTTACAAAACCATTTGAAGCAGCTTTTAAAAACCTACCTGATGACTTAATAGAAAGCTACGGGTTTGAAGTTGAAGATTTATTTAATGACATAATGAACCAAACATTTAGAAAATGATATTTGCACGAAGCCCATATATTGTAACGATTGATGAACTTGCTCAAGAAAGCACCCGATTAGAATTGTTTTTATGGAACGGAACGGGAGCAGCACCTGCAGCACCTACTTATTCACTTAGTAAAAAAATTCCAAGTTCAAATCAAACAGAAACTTATTATAATATCGCTCCTTTCATTCGTGAGTTTTTCGACTTTTCGCAGTCAAGCCCCGATGTTGGAGGTAGTGATGACTTAACAAATGATTACGCTTATTGTAATGTAGAATGGAAAAGATATTACACTTTGGGAGGTGTTGAAAGTTTAATAGACACTTTTACTGATAAAGCGTTTGACGGGTTCGGTTATTATGAAGACGGATATAATTATTCAGGTCAACAAATTTTATTAACTGATTTAAGTAATTACGGCGGTGCAAATGTTTATTACTACCCTTGTGACGTTGACCCAGAAGGTTTTACAATAGTAACAGGTGCAGCAGGAACAAATAATTATTGGCAGGTAGTTTATACGAATTTAGAAGATGGAGATACGGAGAATTTTAATATCGGAGTTGACTCTGTAGTTAATGTAATTAAAGTTTGGGCGAGTTGGATAAGTCAAGGTAATAAAGTAGAGATATTAGACGCAGACGAAGCTGTAGTAGGAACTTATTATTTTGTTCCTCAATGCGAATGTAAATACGAGGTAGTTACTATTGATTTTATAAATCGTTGGGGTGGTTGGCAACGTGAGTTCTTTTTTAAGGCTTCGACTGAGAATGTTGAAATGGAAAACAATAAGTACAAATTAAACCCTTTAGTGTTTCCTGATTACCAGCGTAGTGAAGGTCAATATAAAAACTTTAACACGAATGCAAAAAGAACCATAAAAGCTAACACGGGCTGGGTTAATGAAAACTACAAACAAGTCATTGAAGAACTTTTATTAAGTGAGACAATTAGAGTTAATTATTCAGGTCGTTATTTACCTGCAATTTTAAAAACTAAATCTATTGAGAAGTTTAAAAACATAAACACGAAAACAATAAACTATCAAATGGAATTTGAAATGGCTTACGATGTTATAAACTCAATTAGCTAATGAGAACGGTACAAATATACATAGGTAGACAAGTAACCGATATTGATTGCATTCGTGTAACTTTTACGGTTGACGGGCAGTCGCAAACTGTTGACGTTCCAAGAATTGATTTTTTAAACGGCAGGCCCGAGTATGAATATAACGCAGGGTTAACAGAAGGAGATTACATTGTAACTGAAAACGGAGATTACATAACAACGGAAGACGGCGATTATCTAATAACTGAAAGTTCGATATTTACCCCGTCAATTTATATTTATTGGGATGGCACTCAATGGATAATAGAAATTACAATAGGCGGAGTTACTTATACTTATTTTTCTTCAAGTGATGTTTACTACCCTTATTTAACTGATTGGGAAGTTTTCGGAGAAAGTGCAGAACTTGAATATTTAGTTACGGGACCTTGCACGGATTTACAATATGAACGTCTTGAATTATTTGACGATGAAAAAATAAACATAACGCTAAACGTTCAAAACCTCAGCGATATTTCAAAAACATTTACTGATTTTAGCCAAAGTTTTACCGTACCGGGAAGCATAGTTAATAACAGAATATTTGAGCATTTTTATCAAAATGATGTTGACGGAACTTTAGACCACAATTTAAAAAGACCTGCGTATATTGAAATAGATTTTATTCCGTTTAGAACTGGTGTTATATCGCTCGAAAAGGCGAATATGAAAAACGGCAATGTAGATAATTACTCAATTACGTTTTTTGGAAACCTTACAAGCCTTAAAAATATATTCAAAGAAATTAAAATAAATCAATTAGATTATTCAAGTTTAGAATTTCCGTATAATTCAGGAACAGTTTATACTTTAATTACTGATACAACTACAGATTACCCGATTAGATTTCCTTTAATTGCAAACAATAGACTTTGGACGTATGCGGATGGCGGAACAAATGATATAACAGTTGCGAACCCAAATAAAGCAATTCAATACACCGAGTTATTTCCTGCTATTAAGGTTAAAGAAATATTTAACGCAATAGAAGCATATTTTGATATTACATTTAGCAGTGTTTTTTTTAACGACGAAAAGTTTACTAAATTATTTTTAGAGGCAAAGAACGCTCAATTAATGAGTTTTATTAGTGAGCCAAGAGATTTAATTTTCGAGGCAATTACTTCAATAATTACTCCTGACTCAGTTATTTACCCACCTCAGTATGTTGATATTGCAAATAATAGTATTAATGTTTTATACAATCCAAATAACGTATTAAATCACGATATAACAATTACAAGAACTTCAATTACAGGTTCGGGTTCATATTTTATTGATGTTTATAAAAATGGAATATTTGACCAAACTTTTATCGGTGATAACTTAACGATTGGAGTTCACGGAATAAACGTTCAAAACGTAGCAGGCTTAAATTATGTTTATACATTTAAAGTTAGAGCGAATACTGGTGTTAATGTTGAGTTTGAAATTCAATATAATATTTCACGTTTATCGGGTACTATCTTAAATTACTTTTGTTTATTTCCAACACAAATAACATCTTTTAATGATTATTTTAATATAGCAAATTATTTACCTGATATTAAAGTAGCTGATTTCTTTTCAGGAATATTAAAGCAATTTAATTTAACTTGTGTAGGAGTTGACCAAACTTCGTTTCAAATTGAACCTTTAGAAAATTGGTACAATCAAGGGGCTACAATAGACGTAACTAAATATATAGATTCTGAAACTGCAGATATATCAAAAGCCCCGTTATTCCGTAATATAGCTTTTAAATACCAACAAAGCGAAGCGTTTACAAATAGAAATTATTTTAAACTTTCTAACTCAGAATACGGAAACACGAATAACATATTTAATTATGATGGCGGAGATTTTACTATTGAAAGCCCATTTGAAAATTTATTATTTACTCGTTCCGTAGGTAGTGCAGGACAAGAAGCAATATTAGGTTATTTCTTGAACCAAAATTATCAAAGCTACATTCCTAAACCTACTTTACTTTATTATTACGGAGATTCAGGAACACTTACAACTAATATTAAATTAGCAGACGGAGCAACTTATACAAATATTTCAAGTTACATATTATTCGGACAAGATTTAGATATAAACGGAACAATATACTCACTTAATTTTGGTGCTGATAATTCAATAATATTAAACCAAACAATACAAAATAGTTTATTTGCTACTTATTATTTTAGTTACCTTACAAATTTATATGACTTAAAACAAAGAATAACTACAGTTAAATCGATGTTACCTTTAAGCATAATCACGAACCTACAATTAAACGATAGGTTAATAATTCGTGACAAGCGTTATATTATTAATGATATAAAATTAGAGTTAACAAGCGGGGAGGCTACATTAACGCTTTACAATGATTTTAGAGACGTTCTTTTAGGAAACGTTGATTTAGTTGATAATGGATTAAATTTTGTTCCTTTACTTGTTCCTTATAGAAATGGTAACCAAAGCGCAATAATAACAAGCGACCCTCCAACTTTAGGTATTATCGTACCTAATCAAACTTGGGCAGTTGGGAATATAGACACAAAACAAGTAACGTTAGTAGTTCCAATAAATACAACGGGCTTAGATAGGCAATGGATAGTTACGGTAACTTATGTAAATGGAACGACTCAAACATTAACAGTAATACAATCAGCATAATGATAAAAGCAATAATTGATATGTTAAAAATTAGTGATTTCGTAGGTGTTTCAGATAACATCGAAATAGCTAAAGGAAAACACGAAGTAAAAAACAGCGTTCGAGAAATTTGGAAACAAGCGTATAGAGAATTTAAAGTAAAACACAATGGCAGAAAAAAGGGTAATTGAATTAGAAATTCAAGACAATAGCAAAAGTTTAAAGGCGCAATATAAAGAAGCCGTACAAGAACTTCAAAAGGTTTCTGCTCAATATGGAGAAACTTCTCAACAAGCTATTAATGCGGCAAAAGCAGCAGCAGAATT